TGACAGCACCAGGGCCGCACAGTGGTTTTCCATCGTGCAGCATCGGGCGCAGCGGAAATATTTCAAGAATCAGAAGCTTGATATCCTGATTCTCGGTCGACGCCGGGCAGATGGCAATTTTGTCGGCCGCGGCGACAACATCTACACCGATGGTAACGGTGTTACACGGTTTAGCCCTATCGCCGGGTGGACGCACGAACAGGTACTTGCCTACATCCATTACCACAAGCTTGCGCTGCCGCCTATTTACGGATGGAAAAACGGATATCTCTGCGGTACTCACCCGTGGCCCGCCCGTCAGTGGACGGAGAGCATTGAGAACGGCTGGCGGGAAGTGTACGACATTGACCGCTCCATCGTCATTGAAGCGGCAAAGGTTATCCCTAGCGCCCACGCCTTCTTAGAGGGGGTGCGGGAATGAATGTCACAAGAATTCCGCTTTCGGAGCTAAAACGGCCCGAGAGAAACGTGCGTATCCATACAGAAAAGCAGCTGCGAGAATTTGAGCGTAGCATTATGATGTTCGGACAAATTCGCCCGATTGTGGTGGACGAAACGAATACCATCCTCGCCGGCGTCGGCTGCTTTGAAACCCTGCTCCGCATGGGGCGCGACGAAGCCGATGTCTTCCGCATCGAGAATCTGACAGAAAACCAGAAAAAGAAGCTGATGATCGCCGACAACAAGCTGTTCGGGCTTGGAATCGACGATATTGAGACCTTTAACGATTTTCTGGAAGATCTGCAGAGCGACCTTGATATCCCTGGCTATGATGAAGAAATCCTGAAAAGCATGGTTGCCGAGGCCGAGGACGTGAGCGAAAAGATTTCCACATACGGCACAATCGACAGTGAGGAGATCGACAGTATTAAAGCCGCCGCAGGGAAAAAGGAAACGATGATCTCCCACGCGGCCGACACCCCGTTGGCGACAGAACCTCCCGAATCGCCCAACACGCCGGAATCGGAGGAACCACCCACCCAGGCAAATGTGCGGAAATATGTCATCTGCCCGAAATGCGGCGAAAAAGTATGGCTGTAAAAAGATGCACGGCCAGCATCGACGTTGTGGAAGCCGCGAAGCGACGCATTAAAAATGTGTTTCGGAACGGATTGCCGGTGTATATGTCCTTTTCGGGAGGTAAGGACAGTCTTGCACTGGCACAGCTGGTTATCGTGCTTATTCAGCGGGGGGAAATAAATCCCGGCCAGCTGACAGTACAGTTCGTCGATGAAGAAGCGATATTCCCCTGCATAGAGCAGACCGTCCTAGCGTGGAGGAAGAAATTCCTGCTCTTGGGCGCTGGTTTCGAGTGGTACTGCATTGAGGTCAAGCATTACAACTGCTTCAATGAGCTGTCGGAGGATGAAAGCTTCATCTGCTGGGACAGATACAAAGAAAACGTATGGGTGCGTCGGCCGCCGAAATTCGCCATTCGAAGCCACCCCTTGCTAAAACCTCGCATTGACGCTTATCAGGATTTTATGCCCCGCCTGTGTATGGACGGAATCACGATAACCGGGATACGGGCCGCTGAATCCATACAACGGCTCAAAAACATAGCCGTGATGACCACAGCGGGTAGCAAGATCACAAACAAGCGTCAGATTTTCCCCATATACGACTGGACCAACAACGATGTGTGGCTATTTTTGCAGGAGCAGGGCGTCGAGATCCCTGAGATATATTTGTACCTGTGGCAGTCCGGAACCAGCAAAGGCCAGCTGCGTGTGTCGCAGTTCTTTTCGGTGGACACGGCAAAAAGCCTTGTGAAGATGAACGAGTATTATCCTGACCTGATGGAGCGCGTCATCCGGAGAGAACCCAACGCATACCTCGCGGCCCTATATTGGGACAGTGAAATGTTCGGGCGCCGCACCAAAGCGCGCCGTGAACTGGAAGAGGAAGAGCAGAAAGACTACCGCACCACACTTGTTGAAATGCTGAATCACATTGACACCTACTTTCATGGCGACCATCAACGGTACATCGCCCACCGATACCGAAATTTTTTCGTCCAGGTAAGCGCTATCGCGGATCAAAAGGATTGCAAGATGATCTATGAGGCGCTTATCCGCGGAGACCCGAAGCTGAGAACCTATCGGGCGCTCTATCAGCGCATATACGGAAGGTACATTGCGGATGCGAAGAAAAAGAAGGAGGTGGGCGTCAATGCCTGATGAAAAGCTATTTGCACCCCTGTCCACCCTGAATTGGGTAGATAGAAACCTGTTGAAACCTAACGATTATAACCCAAACAAGGTTTCACGGGAAAACATGAAACTGCTCACGCAGTCGATTTTGTCAAACGGATGGACGCTGCCCATTGTTGTGCGTCCGGACTATACCATCATTGATGGCTTCCACCGCTGGACGGTTGCCGGCGAGGAGCCGCTTTTTTCTGCCCTTGGAGGCAAGGTCCCTATCGTGATTGTAGCCCATAAGGATGAAGCCGAGGACATCTACGGAACCGTTACCCACAACAGAGCGCGCGGTACACACCTGCTTGAGCCTATGAAAGCCATCATCAAACGGCTGATGGAAGAGGATAAGAGCGTGGAGGAAATCGGCAAGGAACTCGGTATGAAGCCGGAAGAGGTTTTTAGGCTTTCCGACTTCTCCCGAGAAGATTTTTTGCGGATGATGGTAAAAGATGGAAACCACAGCAAGGCGGAGCTGCTTACCAACATCTGACCCGCCCTGCGAAACGAAACAATGCCCTGAGTTTAATATGTGAGGTGGTGATGATGGCAAGGGCAAGAAGCCCCAACAGAGATAAGGCGAAAGAACTCTGGCTGCAATCTGGAAAAAAGCGCTTGCTGAAAGACATTGCTGCCGAGCTAGGTGTTTCCGAAACACAGGTCAGAAAGTGGAAGAACCAGGATGCTTGGGAGGGCCATAAAGCAAAGGTAACGTTACCAAAAGAAAAGGGACTCGGCAAAGGGAACGTTACCAAAAAAAGTGGCCCTCCCAAGGGGAACAAAAACGCCGCAGGGCATGGGGGCACGGGGCCGCCCGGAAACAAGAACGCCGAGAAGCACGGCGGGTACTCCACCATATTTTTTGACACCCTCGAAGCAGACGAGCATGAGATGGTGTCGGGCATGGATTTCGACGGCGAACAGCTGCTGCTTGATGAAATCGCACTTCTGACGGTCCGGGAGCGGCGCATCATGCAGTCTATCAACAAATATCGAAATGCGAAGGGCGGGCAGGCCGTGGCTCGTATCGCGAGATTTGAGGATAAGCGGGAATTTGATAGCCCAGAGGATAAGGAACTGTATGAGGAGCGGCAGAGAGAGAAGATCGAGAACGGCGACAAGTTGCCTGGTCGATCTGTACGCCTGTCAACGGAAACCGAAGCCACCTACGATATTGTGCAGCGGCTCGAAGAAGCCCTCACACGCTGTCAGGCGCAGAAGCAGCGCTGCATTGATTCGCTAAATCGGCTGCGGGAACAGAATGGCGGCGGCTCCGATCTTGTGGATGATTGGGTATCTGCGGTAATGGAGGCTGATAGTGATGAAGCAGAAGGATAGCGTTTCCCAAAGGCAGAGATTTTTTAACCAGCGTCTGCCGCTTTATCGGAAAGACATTACCCTGTTTGCCCGGGAGCTTCTGCATTTTGAGCCGGACGATTGGCAGCAGGGCGTATTCCACGATGTTGCCGAGAGCAGCCGCATATCCGTGAAATCCGGACAGGGCGTAGGAAAGACCGGCACGGAGGCCATTATTGCCCTATGGTTCCTTTCCTGCTTCCCCTATGCAAAGGTCATTGCCACAGCGCCGACGCGGCGGCAGCTGAACGACGTTCTTTGGGCCGAGATAGACAAATGGAGATCCAAGTCTCCCGCGCTGTCCCATATTCTGAAATGGACAAAGACCTATATTTACGTTGTTGGGTATGAGAAGCGCTGGTTCGCCACAGCGAGAACCGCCACCCGGCCGGAGAATATGCAAGGCTTTCATGAGGACAATATGCTGTTCATCATCGACGAGGCATCCGGCGTAGCCGAACCTATCATGGAAGCAATCCTCGGAACTCTGTCAGGTATCAACAATAAGCTGCTGATGTGTGGAAACCCCACGAAGACCAGCGGAACCTTTTACGACAGCCATACGGCAGACCGCGCCAATTATCGCTGCCGCACCGTTAATTCTGAGGACAGCCCCCGCACCAACAAAGAGAACATCAAGGCGCTGGAACGCAAATACGGGCGGGAGTCCAACGTTTACCGTGTCCGCGTCCTTGGTGAATTTCCGTTGCAGGAGGACGATGTTTTTATTCCCCTGTCTCTGATCGAGGCCAGCGTTATGAGCGAGCCTGAGAGTACCCCGGTAACAAGCATTCACATCGGCTGTGATGTTGCCAGATTCGGCGACGATAAGACCGTTATCGGCTACAAGGTCAATGAGGAAGCCACTATCTACAAGAAGATTCGAGGACAGGATACCATGCGAACCGCTGCCGATATAGCAACCCTCGGCCTTAAACTCGTGGATAAACATCACTTTGACGGGAAAATCCCCGTGAAGATTGATGACGGCGGCGTCGGCGGTGGTGTCGTTGACCGCCTGCGGCAGATCAAGAGGGCCGAGCCGCAGAAATACGACTGGATGGAGGTCATGCCGGTAAAGTTTGGAATGCGCATAAAGCATCGTTACTATCAGGATACCACAACCTTCATGATGGCAAAGGTGCGGGAACTCTTGCAAAACACAGACGAGAACGGCAAAAAGAAGCCGATAGAATTGATTCTTCCAAATGACAACGATCTGATTGCCCAGCTCTCCTGCCGTAAATATGAGATGACGGCGAGCAGCAAGCTGCAGGTCGAAAGCAAAGACGATATGAAGGCGCGCGGGCTTCCATCCCCGGATGAAGCAGACTGCGTGCTTTTACTTTGCCTGCCTGTCACATTGAAAAGCAGCCAGAAAGGAGCGAAACAATGAGCACTGAACCCAAGAAAAAA